ACGAATCAGGAGACACAGGAACAGGTGGTGGAAAGAACACTGTTTCTGAACGGCACCATCGCCGAGGAAAGCTGGTTTGACGATGATGTGACCCCGGCAGCCTTCAAAGCGGAGCTTTTGGCTGGCGAGGGGGATATTACCGTCTGGATCAACTCGCCGGGCGGCGATTGTGTGGCGGCCTCTCAGATTTACAGTATGCTCATGGACTACAAGGGCGCTGTGACCGTCAAAATTGACGGGATCGCCGCCAGTGCGGCCAGCGTCATTGCCATGGCGGGAACCTCGGTTCTCATGGCCCCTACCGCCTTAATGATGGTGCATAACCCCCTGACGGTGGCGATTGGCGACGCAGAGGAAATGCAAAAGGCCATCGCCATGCTGGACGAAGTAAAGGAGTCGATCATCAATGCCTACGAGATCAAAACGGGGCTGTCGAGGGCGAAGCTCTCACACCTCATGGACGCGGAAACATGGCTGTCCGCCCACAAAGCCGTGGAACTTGGCTTTGCGGACGACCTCTTGTTTGCCGAGAAGGAAGAACCCGCTCCCGAACCGGAGAGCTATGCGTTCTCGCGGCGGGCGGTGACAAACCGGCTGTTAAATAAGCTGCCCCATACGAAAACCGAACAGAAACAACCTGCCGAGCCGCTGTACCAGCGGCTTAATTTATTGAAATTTTAAGGAGGACTTCATTATGAACAAGATTTTGGAACTGCGTGAGAAACGTGCCAAGG